GCATTCATATATGAATGATTTAGTTACCCTTGATCTTTTCTGAGGTTCAACTGTTTGTTTCTTTGGTTTGACTTCAATCACATAAGTCTTAACTTGACCTGTGCTCTCTTTTACCTTTATAATAAAGTCTGGAAAGTATTTGTGAACTCTATTATCTATTGGGGAGATGTATGGAATATAAAATTCCTCACTACCCCACTCAAGAATGTTTTCATTTAAGTCGCACCAATGACAGAATTTTCTTTCCCAACTACTCCTGCATATAATATTGTTTGGATTGCCCTTATATTTTTTTGGAAAAGATGGTTTGTATCTGCTTTTGATACTCTCTGCCATAACGTGCATACATAATATATACGGTCAAATAGTATTTATAGATGGCAGCGCCTTCTCCAAGAGCACTATCAATAGATCAGATAAAGAGTAATCTTTTAAATCTTGCTCAAACCTCTGTTTATATTGTTGGTCTAACTCCACCACCAGGACTTAACGGAAGTGATTTTCTCAAGGCAAGAGGAATTAATGGTGCGGATATTAATAACATCGAACTTCTTTGTTGTGATACAAATCTTCCTGGATCATCTCTTGCAACACATGATGTAACGAATGATTATCCTGGAGTTACTGAGAAGTTTGCATATAGAAGAATATATGATGAAACAATAGACTTTACTTTCTATGTGGATAAAAGTTATAATGTCATTGAATATCTTGATGCATGGATGAATTATGTAACTGGTCAAGAAACAACTTTCACCACAGACCAATACGTTGATAGGACCACTCACTATAGAATGAACTATCCCAATTCATATAAGACTGATAATCTTTACATAACAAAATTTGAGAAAGATACCAGTGGTATTAATATGACCTATCAGTTTATTGGTGCATTTCCTCTCAGCATAACATCTTCACCTGTTTCATATGAAGCAAGTAATATTCTGAAGTGCACAGCATCTTTCTCTTATATGAGATATATTAGAAAGAGAAGTAATAGAAAACCAGATACACCTCTTTCTACTGCAGTTGCTGGCGCTGCTGTTCCTCCTCCAGCACAAGCAGCACTTAACGGCATCCAGGGAGCACCAACAGCAATAGGATTGAATAGTCAGGCTGACTTGAATAAATGGTATAATGATGCATACACTGCTACAGTAGGTAGGGCGAGACAACCTAGAGAAACGCCTAGAGGTCCCAGAGACTGACAATAAATAATCACAACTGAAATACTTTATAGGACATTATGCCTTTACCAACAATTGCGACTCCAACTTATGAACTTGAGTTGCCTTCGTCAGGACAAACAATTAAGTATAGACCTTTCCTTGTAAAAGAAGAAAAACTTTTGGTTCTTGCACTAGAAAGTGAGAGTACAAAAGAGATATCGAGTGCAATCAAAGCAGTATTAAAAAGTTGCATTCAAACAAGAGGTGTCAAGGTAGAATCCTTACCCACATTTGATATTGAATATTTGTTTTTGAATATTCGTGGTAAATCTGTTGGTGAAGAAATTGAAGTCAGTTTCATTGCACCAGATGATGAAGTGACTCCTGTTACTGTAAAAATTAATATTGATGACATCAAAGTTCAGACCAAAGAAGGGCACGAGAAAAAAATTAAACTTGATGATAATCTCATCATGGAGATGAAGTATCCTTCTTTGGAACAGTTTATCAAGAATAATTTTGATTTCTCTACTGATTCTGGATTGGATCAATCATTTGAATTGATCGCAACATGTATCGATAAGATTTACAATCAAGAAGAAGTATGGACTGTCGCTGACTGCACTAAGAAAGAAATTAATGACTTCTTAGAACAGATGAACAGTGTTCAATTCAAACAAATTGAGAAATTTTTTGAGACCATGCCAAAACTTTCTCATGAAGTTACTCTAAAAAATCCCAATACTGGTGTTGAAAGTGTTGTTGTTCTTGAGGGTCTGTCCAGTTTTTTCGGCTAGGAATGGTGCATATGGATCTTGAAAACTACTTCAAGATCAATTTTGCTTTGATGCAGTACCATAAATATTCACTAACAGAACTTGAGAATATGATACCTTGGGAGAGGGATATCTACATTGCGCTGTTACAACAGCATCTGGAAGAGGAAAAACTAAAGCAACAGCAAAAACAATAAAATGCCAACCACTTCCCTAGACTTTTTAGATAGAGATCAACCTTGGTATAAGGGAAGAGTTTCTGATGCGCTTTGGGACAGACTTAAGGCACGATTAACTGGTGGTAAGGACGCTGCTGGTATAGAGTATTCTTCTTTCGTTCGCTTATCATCAGCAGATGCTGATAAAATAATTGCCAAGATGAAGAAGGATCCCCGTGGGTATCCTCAAGTAGATCAAAAAGGAAAGGATGGTGGATATTATAATCTGGAAGCATACCAGAACTGGTTAGTAGAAGAGTATCTGAATAGTAGTGAACCACCTGGTCTGGATGAAATATTAAAAGAGATACGGGAAGAGAAAAAAGAAGTCAAGAAACAAAAACCAACTTCCTCCGCAATTGTTCCTGTTGGCAAGAAAGGAACTGATCTTGTAGAGGAAAAAATTGATGAAAAGATCTTAGCAATTCTTGGACTCCAGGATGTATTTGACTTTACTTATGAAGAATATCTTTCTTTGTTAAAAGAAAAAGCAGCAGAAGGAAGATTAACTGGATCGGGTGATACTGATACGACTCAATTAATTACTGATGAATTCAAGCGGGTCAAAGGAAAGACAGGAAGATTCAAGGTAAAGGCAACAAAAATTAGTGCTGAAAAAGTTGTAAGTAGAAAACCAGGTGGTGCAGAAACTAAAGTACAATTAGATCCAAAAAGATTATTGCCACCAGCGGCAACACAAGTTGAAGACAAACCAGAAGAAGAAAAAATACCAAATAAAATATTAGAAGAATTAACAGAGTCTCTCAAGTCTATCAATAGTGTTGTTTCAGATATACTCAGCATACTTGAGGAACAAATTAATCTTGAAAAGAAAAAAACAGAGAAGGAACGAATAGAGGGGCAGAAGCAAAAGAAAAAAACAAGAGAGGCTGAACTAGAAGGAGTTTCTAAAAAATCAAAGGAGTTGGTTAGTAAAATTACCAAACCATTTACTAATATTTTTGATATGATCAAAAATTTCTTCTTAAATATTTTACTTGGATCTGCAGTTAATTTTTTACTTTCTGTTTTAAAAAATCCTTCGATAATTTTAAATCCACTTAAAAGTTTTGCTAATCAAATAATAGATTTTTTGAACAATGTAATATCATTCATTTATAATTTGGTTGTTGCTCCAATCAATGCAGTTATTAATGGAATTAACGCGGGCATTAACGGATTAGTAAATCAAATTAATAGACTTTCTTCTCTTCTTGGACTGCCTCCAATATCGGGATCTAATCTTCCAACCATTCCGGGTCCGCCACAAATTCCAAAATTTCAATTTGAAGGTGGTGGACAAGTTGATAAAACAACAGGTCTTCCTATAACTGGACTGGGACCAGATACACAACTTACTGCACTGTCTCCTGGAGAAGTTGTGATGAGCAACAAAGCAGGTGACTTCTTCGGAAGAGATACCTTGCTTGCAATGAACAAGATGGCAGGTGGTACAAACCAACCTGGAATGGGTCCTTTCAATATTATGACAGCAGCAGGTGGTGGAATGATTCCTCCTCTACCACCAACCAACACAATTCAAGGACAACATTACGGCGCTTCTAGAGATGGTGGTGCCAGACAACATGCTGGTGTAGATTATGACATTGGACCTAATGACAAGTTCTTTTCTAGAATTGGTGGTATCGTAACAAAAGTTGGTACAGCACAAGGATATGGAAACTACGTTGATATTTTCAATTCTGTCTTGGGTGTTTATGAAAGAATTGCAGAGGGTCAAAAAGTCCTTGTAACGCAGGGACAAATGGTTTCACCTGGACATCCGATCACCCAAGGTGAATCTAAAACTGGTGTGATTCATTATGAGATCAGAAGCAATCCTGGATTTGGTATATCTGGAACGGTGAATCCTGCACAATTCTTAGCAAGTTCATCCACACAACAGAAAGTTGCTAATTTAAATCTTGCTTCACTGAAAGAACCATCTGGTGCTACCTTCTTACCAATTCCTGCTCCAGCACCAACAACAATCACTAGTTCTGCTACTCCAAATCAACCAACGGTTCCTACAATATCTCCAGAGGATCCAATGAACATGAGTGTTTTGGTCGTTAAAGCAATGTATAATATGGTAGGATAAGACAATGGCACTATCATTTCTAGCTTCAGCGGCAAGCAAAATGTTATCCTCAGGAAAGAAGGGTGATAGTAAAGTCAATGAGAAAAAGAAAAAAATAAGTTCGGAAAAACTGTTACCACCCTCTGGTGGTGGAATTGGTGGTGGAACAGGAGCATCAGTTGGGTCTCCAAACTCTTCTTTGGTTCCGTATAAACCAAAAATTTCTAGAAAAAAAATATCTACAGAAGATATTATCAAACAAGATCCTGGTGAATCTGATTCATCTGAATATCAGAATTTAATTGATGAGGTCAAGAAATTAAAACTTGGTGTAACAAATGTAAGAGATCTTTTAGAAAAAAAATTATTTGCTGACCTTGAATTTATTGCAGAGAACAAAAAGAAACAGGAACAACTAAAGAAAAAGAAGAGAGAATCTGAACTGGAGAAGAAGAAAGAACCAAAATCTACTGGCAAAGGTAAAATTCCCAAACCAAAAATTGGTTTCCTTGATTCTATAATTAATTTTTTCACCAATGTATTGTTGGGTAGTATAGTCAATCTCTTATTGCAGAATAAAGATACAATCTTTAAAATGTTTGATGACATTTCTAAAGGGTTCTCAAACATTTTAGATGCAGTGAGATATACTGTCATATCCTTGACAACCACAATGCCAAAACTAGTCAAGGGTATTGCTTCTCTTAGTAAGAGACTATTAAAAGGTCCTGCAAATCTTACACAAAAGTTATTGAAAAGACTTGGAACTCAAGTAAAAAATTTACTAGTCAATGTTGGAAAGACAACTGCTGGATTTGTTAAAAATCAATTGAACAGAGTATCTAATGCAGTTGGTGGTGCTGGCAGCGCAGTCACTAGATCGACTGGTGTTGGTATAAGAAGAGTAGCGACAAATAACATAAGAAGATTTGCAAAACCAGTGGCAAGAGCGACTGCTCCAATAAGACAAACGTCTCAAATGGTTCTCCAAAAAGCAGGAGAGAAACTATTCAAACCTGGTGGACTTAAACACTTTAAAAAAGTATCTGCTGTCTTCAAGAAGATACCATTTATTGGAGCACTGATTGGTATTGGTATTGATCTTGCGATGGGAGAGAGATTGGATAATGCCCTTGCTGGTGCTGCTGGCGCTTCTCTGGGTGCTGCTATTGGTGGTGCAATTGGTACTGGACTCATACCTATCCCTGGACTTGGAACATTTCTTGGTGGAGCAGTTGGTGCTGCTGTTGGTGATTGGGCAGGAAAAGAAATTTATAAAAAATTGAGCGGACAAATATCGCAGATCAATCCAACAGAACAACTCTTACAATCTAGTGCATACAGTCTTCCATCTTCTCAGCATCAAGGTCCATTGATGCCTGGAATCGAACCTGCTAGTGTAAATTTTGGAGCAGCAGGAGTCCAAGCAGCAATAAAATATGCTCAAAGCAAGGGATATGGCAAAGCACTTACTGCTGGTATGCTATCAACCATTTTAAATGAATCTTCATTTGACCCATATGCTGTTGGAGACAATGGTAATTCTTTTGGACTTTTCCAATTCAATAGAGGTAGAAGAGAACCATTTTTTGATTTCTTAGAGGCATCTGGAATACCTAATCCAAAAGCGTTATTTACAAATACAAGTAACCCAGACAGAGCAAAGTATAAAGATCAAGTCTTTGGTTTAACTGTAGCATATATGATGGAAAGAGAACAAGGATCTCAATTGGTTCGTGATTATAAAAATAGTAATGATTTGAAAACCATCATGGGCGGATGGGAAGATGTGGAAAGATACTCTGGTAGTCAACCCAGATTACCAAGAAACCAAAGGAGCAATCCAAAGTTCGATGATAGAT